TCTGTACCGTTGTAGATAGCACGCACATACATGCCAGTTGAGATTTGACCAGCCGTCAGCGCAGCGCCGCCAGCGCTCTTAAGAGCTTTCGCACCTAAGCCATCACAGTTAACCGTTACAGCACCAGTGTTGTCGCCAGCAGCAACAAATGAAATCTGTTGGCCATTGGTGTAAGTAATGTTCGGTGTGAAGTCGAGCGTGATAACGTCAACTGTGCCGCCAGCCGTAGCAAAAGGAACTTCCGAACCAGCATCAGCCATGATACCATCGATCATGTCCAACGTAGCCCAATGCGTTGTATGCCAACCGCGGCTATCGAACGTGATCTTAGGTAAGCGGAAGTTAGTTGTGTAGCCATAGATAGCCATTAGATATACACTCCGCCTTCTTGATAGAATAACGTGACTGACACGAACTCTAGCGAGGTTTCAACAGTGCCTGTGAACTCAAGTTTCATGATCTTGAACTTGGCAGGCCACTTGTAAAGGTTCTCATCTGCAGTAATACGGCCGCCACCGAACGGCGAAGCTTCTCCACCGAAGCCCATTACGTCGCCGCCAACGAATTCCATTTCAAGCAACGGACAATCGTCCAGGTTCTCGTCTAACATGAAACGATCGACGTACATTTTAACTGAGAACGAACCTGTGCCACTTGTATCGAGAGCAATGTACTTAGTTTTCTTGAGCTTGCGACGCTTGTTCAGCGGCGACCACGGTAAGGTCCACGTAAAGTCAATGCCAACACCTTCACCGTCATTGACTTCTTCGTCACCTTCACGATCCTTGTAAATCGGATTAGTCGATGAGCCGTAAAGCCACAGCTTACCGTCGAAATCTCCGAAGAAGATATTACCTTGAACAGTTCTGCAAGCACAGGTCCAATTCATTCCGTCAAAACGTGCCCAAGAATTCAGGCCAAGAGCCGGACGGAACAGATAAGCGAAGCAGGTTGTTTCAGTTGTAGCTTCTCTTGTAATAGCGTTAGGAATGAAGAACAGAAATTGCCCTTCACGCTGGTCATACACAGAGAATGTTCTATCCTCTAACGCAATCGTCGAGAGTATTTCCAATCTAGGCGTAATATCAGGGTCAACAAGGTCACTAGCTCGTTCAGGTTTAATCGATCCACTGAACACAGTGCGCTTAAGCGAAGGAATGCCGACGTTATCGAGCATCAACATATCATCGCCAAGATCAGCCATCACGCGATGCGACACAGAACCGAACTGTTGAATGGTTTCGTCGGTGTTAGGCGTGTGATTACCGTCATCGTCATATACACCGAGAACACCAATCACGATGCCCTCTTCAAACGCGATAACTAAGCGACCTTTGAAGCCTCTGATACCTTTAATAACAGAAGCGTTCTTAAGCGAGGAGCCGACGTCAACGAAAGTCGCATCGTTTGGTGCTGGGTCATCAAACCAAGTGCCGCTAGTATCACGCGCAGAGATATGAATTCTGTTCGGATGTGCAGGATCACCAGCCATGATAAGATAGCGAGCACAAGTAGTAACGTAACGACAAATAGGCGTGTTGAGATTGCTCAGCGTGGCTAAGTCTTGCAGGTAATCGACGCTCAAAGCTGAGTTGATGATCAGCGGCTTGTCGACACCGTTGCAAACAATCAGTTCGCCATTGAATTGCTCGAACGAAGCAAACTCAATTCCGTTAGTCCAAGCGCTAGGGGCTCCAGGTAACGCACCAGCGATCGCTGTATTCCAGATAACAGCCAGCGTACCGTCAGCTTCGACAGAGACAAGTTCACCGTTGCTCATGACAGCGATGAGCGAAGCTGCGAAGTACTCGATGTTGACAGGATAACAGTCACTGGTCGAAGTAACATCTGTTAAGTTGACGAACAGTCTAGTGCCTTGACGCGTTTTAACCGTACCACTAGCAGAGTGATAGCAGTTAAACATTTTAGTAGAGAACTTAGAGGACAAGTTTAAGTCATTATCCAACACGTTGTAGCCGCCAGAGAAATCCCTGACGGTTGCTTCTTTCAATTCGATCTTAGCGTCTTTGGGCTTCGGAAGCTTACGCATTAGGATCGTACCATTCAGTCGGATACTGAGACATGCCGCCGTTGTAAGCGACAGGTTCTTGTCCTTGGTTCTTCTCTAACGTATCGTAACGGTTTTGGAACAGCTTAAGAGCGTTCTCAGTTGCAGCTGGATTAGCGCCGTCGTCAGCTAACTCTTGCCAAGTAACGTAGTACTTAATAGCAAGATAATCGAACGGCACTGTATCCGATAAGTCGTCAAACGGGAATGTAGAAGGCATTTGCTTGCCAACTACAGACACGCTACCTGTCGCAGTAACAGGCAGAACTTGGAAGACTTTTTCAGCAGTTTGTGTGGGCTTAACAAACACAGGATAATCGCCTGTAATAAGCGCAGGGTTTCTTTGCATGTTCCACGAAACAAGCCTGCGATCAGACTCAGCGGGGTAAACTGCAAAGATATGATGATAGTCTCGATACAGTGTGCTTACGTTAGTAGTGGCTTTACCAGTTGTGCCGTCTAACACGTAAGTAGCGTAATCAACAAACCGCTTCCAAGTGATCTTGGGGTCATCGAAGAAGGTTAAGAATGCATCATTAACGCGCTTAACAAGCATGTCCTGCGAATACACTTGTACTGCAGGACCAGCAACTTGGTGAAGCTCGGATTGGATTTCAGTGATAAGTTCTTCTAAAGTCTTATCAATCATTGGAGCCTCTTATAAAAGTGCCCTGCCGGTTAGAGAGGATCACCGGCAGGGCTATCACTACGCTACGGAACCGACTTACGCGTAGTAATGTGCAATGCCGTGCAGACCGCCATTCCCGGAGGAATTCAGGTCACCGTTCGGCAGGAAGTATCCGTAAAGAACAGCAGTACCATTCAGCGTCGACTGCGGGTCGTAAGTGCCTCGCGGATCAGTAGTCGTCGCCGTTGCTGGATCAGTGAGGCTAGGTGTAACGAGAGTTCCCAAGGTCGCAACTCTGACACCATCTAATTCCTCCGCTAAAACGTTACTCATACGGAACGGCAGACCAAGCTTGTCAGTCGTGCCGACAGAGATCGTACCAGTGACGCCAGAAGCGACAGTAATACGATCAATGTACTTGAACGCCTTAACACCAATCACCGGAGTAGTGCCGTTGCCAGTGAACGTTTCACGCATCGGTTGACCAAGATAGTCACGACCGTAAATGTTCACAGCAGGAGTACCAGCAGCCGAGAACACGATTTGCAGGCAACGACCGAAGCCGGGACCATTCGGGAATTCAGCAGCAGTAGCAGCCACAACAGGATCAGTGTTGTCAGAGCTAAAGGTAGTAGTATCAATACCACCAGTAACAGTGACAGCGTTGAGAATTAACGTAGTGCTAGCAACGGCAGGAGCGCCGAAGTTAACACGATGCGGTGCGCTGTGAATTACGCCAGACGCATATTGCATACCCGGCACAAAACGATTGATGCGGCGGGGATTATACTTGCCAGTACGCTTAGCCATTTTAATTTACCTCAGCTGTTTTGCTTCTTGAAGGGCGAGTTGTCCGCTCAACGAGGAAGTCGTCGTCCTCAGCAATAACGTCAGGTTCATTAGGCATGTTCTCGAAATCAAACGGATCACCGCCCGTATCGATAACATCACCAGTATCCATGTCGACCATGCGCGGACGTTTATCTAATCCTTGCGCCTTTAGTTCCTTTAAGTTCATTCGCACAGAATGGCCTTGCGGGAACAGAACCATGAACATAGGTTCTTCGACTTCAACAACTTTGGTGTCCATCGACTTTGTTTCTTTGTCGATAGTAGCCTTAGTAACCAACCGCTTTGTGAGACCTAACGGCTTCACCATATAACGGGCTCTAATTTTCGCCATTGAATTGTCCTCTCTACAATTTAGGCTTAGCTATTAATCAGGACAGCGTGCGTGCGATAAGCTTTCCACAGGCACCATTGACCTTGCCACACAACGCGGCTACCCGAAGCGTCAGTGTCCCACGGAGAAGACAGAGACTTAACCTTCATGTTCACGCCCTTGAGCATGTGCAGACGAAGGAACTTCGAGTTGATGAAGTACGCCTTGTTAACATTGCAGTCTTCATCATAGACCATGCTGATGTTCTGGTGAGTAAGACCACCAAAACCAAGGTCCATCATACGCTTACCGTTAGCAGTATCCGACAGATTGAGAACAACCTTGTCTCGCACAGCAGCACGATAAGTACGGTAGATATTCCGACCGCAAAGGATCAGATCAGGCTTGTCAGCCTTAAGCGTCAAGTCCATGAGAATGTCGTCAAACGCTTCTTCGATGTTAGTAGCATCTAAGCCACCATCGAAGTCGTAAGCCGAAGTTCTCCACTGAGTTTCAGTAGCCCGAGAGATGCCGCCCAGCGTACCCGAAGTCGGATCATCCGGGATCAGTGAACCAAGACCAAGCGGATCGGAGCCGCCGCCAACAGCATAGAGATATTCAGAGAACTTCTCTTTGATGCTTTCTTCGAGAACATCCATCTTCGCTTTCATAAGCTTGAAGATCATGCTCTCGCCGGTGTTCTCGTCTTCTTCTTGGTCCGAGATAATAACCGTACCAGCAACACGCGACCACGTATACGAAACTGTCGTGAACTCGTTAGTTTGGTTCACCGGCAGCGTATCGTAGTATTCGTAAGAACTGATGTTCGGGTTACGGCCGACAGTCAGAGGATTGGTGATATTGTAACCACCATCTTCTGTTTCCACTCGACCACTCGCGAAAGCCCACGCTTGAAGAGCGTTAGACTTAATAGAAGCCATAATCAGCTTCTTACGCGACTTGGTAAGAACGGAGTTAAGGATCGTTGCTAAAGCCATTTTTCACCTATCTTAGACTTTCATTCCGGCTTCCTGCATCGCAGCCCTTACAATGTCAGCAGTGCTGTCACTTTTGGGCTGGAACACTTGAGCCGGATCGATTTCGGAAGCAGCAGCAGCGGTAGCACCGCGACCTTGTGTTCTAGGAGCTTGCTGTTGCTGTTGTTGTTGACCTTGGCGCTTAGCTTCGAGTTGGGGACCAAGAGGCTTGCTCCAGTCCAACCCTTCGTTAATCGCTTTTTGGCGGAGAGCGAAGTACGCTTCAACAAGAGGAATTTGATTACCCTTGGAAGCTTCTACTTCTACAACACGAGCCAACATCGCTTCGTGTGTCTGCGCATCAGGGAACCTAGAGAACAAATCATTGACTTCTTTGTCAACTTCTTGAGCGATTTGTTCTTGTGTTTGCCTCTGTTGCGTTTCCGCGGAAGGTTGTAACTTCCGGTCTAAGATATCGGTGATGGCCTTTGTATCTACGGCTGATCCGATACCATCAACAGTGTAGCCCTTCGCCTTCAACTCCGCAAGCAATTTCGTCACGGTGCCTACAGGGTCGCGGGCCAAGTCAGTATAAAGCGATACAGCAACTTTCATTTCTTCGGGCTTATCAAACCCGATTTGCTTAACAGCGCTGCTAAGTTCAGTATACTTGGCTTCGATATTTTGGTACTTCTGATTAGCGGTATTCAGCTGATTGCGCACGTCAACTTCACGCGCACGCGCAAGCTGAGCATTCTCATACCAACGCCGCTCAGCACCAGCCTTAACAACTGTGCCGTCACGAAGAGTTAAGTCTTGAGGTCCGGGAGAATTAGGATTTTGTCCTTTTTCTTTTTGCCCAGGTTGCTGCTTGTTGTCGCCAGCGCTGCCGACGTTATCTTTTGCAGGAGCACCTTCGACTTTATCGATTGAAACTTGCGTGCTTTCAGTCGACGTTCCGCTCTCAGTCGAAGCCCCGCTTTGCGAGTCCGCGCCGTTAGTGCTGTCATCTGTCTTCTCTAAAGTAACGCCAGTAGCTTCGATTTGATCGTTCAGATATTCGAATTCGTCAGCCATTGTAAACCTCTCTTTTACGCGGCTTGTTGAAGATGTTGTTGCACTTGTTGCAGTGCTTCAACGGGCTTAACACCCTTCTTAATCGCACCGAACACAGCTTGCTGCGCTTCGGGCGGTAAGGCTTGGATTTGATCTTTCAGTTGCTGTTCTTGTTCCGGGGAAACTCCTTCTTCCGTTGGTTGACCTTCTGCACCACCAGGACCGGCGCCAGCTTTCTGTTGCTGCTGTTCCATAGACTTGAAGATCATTTCCCAATCTTGATCAGTGATAACAATGTCGTCAGCGAACGCACGCGCGAACACTTTCAGAGCTACGATACCAGCAGCCGGAATAGCGTTAGCGAACTGACCTAAGACTTGACCAATCTCAAGTGCGGCTTTCTTCTTGTTGCTGCTTGTCGGCTTGTCCGTTGATCCACCAACGATGCGAACATTAAGCTTAGTCCGAAGCTCGTTAGGATCAGTAACTTGAACCCAAGGCTGGGCTGCATCTTCACCGATGATCGCTGCAACATCTTCTTTACTCCAACGCTTAGCTACAAGTTGCAGAATTTTCCATGCGATCATTCCAATCCAATCTTCAATCGCATCGATCTTCTCATCGACACGAATGTCCACGTTCTTTTGATAGAAGTCGATGGCTTCATTCGTGGTATTAGTTTTGAATTGTGCGCCTCTCTGAGCGTCGTTGATGCCGGTAACACGATTGATCGCTGCGAATTTGCTGTCGACACTGAATAACTCCTGATACTGAATAGCAGGCGGAACCAGCGACGTGATGCAATCTTTCAGCGTCTTGTCTTCTGGAATATCAAGACCAATCGCAGCATGTTGATCGCTGTTAAGCATCTGCTCGACTTGGTTTTGATTAACAATGTTCTTGTTATAGAACAGCTTTAATCGAGCCCACGTACGCGACTGCGCAATCGTAGAGTTGATATCGTTGATCGCGTCTTGTTGATCTAAGTAGTAAGTAACTTCGCCTTTGGGCTGCGAACCTTCGGGAGTTTCGTGGAAATGAAGATGATCGTAAGGGAAGAACTCAAGCAGCTGCAAGGGATCGTCCCACACCCACAACGGCCACTGCCACTTATTGTCGGCAAATAGCAGTAATCTGCGGGTTGTTTTATCCCAGACCCACCAAACTTTCGTGTAGCAAGCTTTTTGATAAGCGGCCTCACTTGCGTATCCATAAGCTTCATGCGCTCCAGTCTTCTTTTCCCACAGATGGAACGAGTTGGCTTCATCATCTGTGTTGTCGTAAGACTCACCGGAATAAAGCACATGCGTAGGATCGTAGACGCTTACAGTCTTGCCATCTTTCTTTTCAGCGTACACAGCGTTGATATAATCAGTCGGCAAGTAATCGCATTCAGCAGCCCAATTCGCATCACTGTGATCAGGCTCTAACGACTGCGGGTCCCAAAACAGATTGAACGGATTAACTAAGCCAGCCTTCGGGCCGGGAGGATTAATCAGTGCAACCTTTTCTTCTAAGGCTTGCAGTTGACCTTCAATCTCTTTAATCTCTTTTTGAGTCTTAGCTTCTGCGTATGCAGTGGAAAGTGTTTGCAGTTCAGCTAAAGCTTGCTCGCTGCTATCAGCCTTAGACACAAAGTCAACTTTGCTATAGCCGTTGTTAGTCAGCAAGCACCACAGCACACCGCGACGAGCCTTAGACTTGAAGTTCAAGCCAGGAGTTGTACGCATATTAAGCAGCGCGTTGATCAGCTTCTCATAGCACTTAGCTAGAGGCTCATTAATCTGCGAGTTGATCGGCGTCATTTCTACGCTAGGGTTCTTAGCATAGAGCATAGGCAGCATCGTACACGCGTTAGAGAAGACTACGTTCTCAGTCTCACTCCAACGATCGTTAATCTTGCGTTGATTACGCCTGTTGCCTGCACGATCATTAGCGCCTTCTTGTCGATGCGCCATTTGATCGTTGTCGTAGTAGCGAATGGCTTCAGCCCAAGTCGTCTCAACAGTTTGACGACTGTGCTTAGCTTGATCAATTCTAGACTTCCACAGTGTACCGAGCTTCTTGGACACCGGGATTTTAGAACCAGCCATGACCTTATAAATAGGGCCATCATCTTTCGGCGCTTCAACTCCCGGTTCGATACCAGCAGTTTCTTTCAGCGCAGCATCGAAATCAGGATTACTATATTCATCGGCCATGTCTATGCATCCTACGATCGGTTACGCCGGAAGAATTAACCTCTTGCCATCTGCGATACTTCGGAGCTAATCGCTGCCTAACAATCGGGAACATCGCAACTCTAGGACGGTTAGTGAAAAGATACTTAATCATGTCCATAGAGTGGTCGTTACGATCCATCGGCAAGTCTTCGTATTCACCAGTGATATTGTTCTTCTTCCAATAGTAGTCCGAGATTTCAGCGTCGAACCACGTACACTTATCACTGATGTATAGACGAGGTGCCCCTACCGCCTGCGTGATGGGGTGGCGGTGATACTTGTCAATATACAGGTAGGACTGGACCTTGGCAATACCTGAAATGATATCGTTGTTGCCGCGGATCATCTGAATGCCATCTTCTCTAAACATGCCAGCAACAGTAACGCCAACACTTCTAGAGTTACCGGACGTGCGTTTAAAGATAGCAGGGTCTGCTAAAACCTTTAGTGCATGTTCTTCGCTGTCTTGGAATTCATCAATGTCATATTGCTTACGCATGTGATGGATCGCACTAGCAAGTTCTTTGATGGTCTTTTCTTTCTCGTAATACCCATCAAGTAAGAACACATTACCAGCATTATCAGTAAAACCCAATCCATAACACGCAGGCGACGCAATGCCGTGATCGTATGCTTCAATGATGTTGTTTCTAACACCCATACCTCTCAGTTCATCTAAGTAACGCACCATATCATCATGTGCGATTTGGTGTGTAGGCTGCGTGTATTCAGGATAAACAAGACCTTCGTAAGCTCCCCATTGACCCATGAGGAAGCGTTCACGCATTTGCCCTTTATACGAAGACTCCAGACCTTCAATGAAGTCAGCAGGAAGGTTAGCCTTGTTCTCGTACGTAGAGCCTTCGAACAGCGCAACGATGGGCTCACCTGTCTTTTCATCGACAAGCAAGTCTTTATTCTTGATGCCAGCCTCTAAGTCCTTAAGCGGTTTGATCAACATACGGTAAACCCAATTACGAGTTGGGTTACACATAAGGATCATCCAGCGAGGACCGCTAGACGGCATTGTTTCATCGTCACCTGTGTAAAGAGTTTGCCCACGAAGACGGCCAAGTAAGTCTAAGAAGTCTTTGTAACCAATCTCGGGGTCTTCTACTTGATCAACAACAATCCAATCATAGGTAGCGGAGAGAAGATTAGACGTAGAACTTTCGTTGCTCTTTCCCCCTTGTTGTATGTATCGGAAATTAATGACTGTGCCATTCTTAAGTTGGACAACGTTATCTTGCGAGAGGTTCTTACGCTCAATCCAGGCAGGAGGGCACCAAGCCAGAAATTCTTTCCGGATAGTATCGTTAAGCTTCGGGTAAGTTGATCTTGCAATAAGACCGTTGGAGCCGGGATAGTCGCGACATAACTGTAAGGCTTTGAGAACTGCTCCAGTTGTCTTCCCGTTACCGAAACCACCGCCAAAGATTTGGATTTTCTTTCTGCAGGCTTGGAACTTCTCATGAAGACCTCCCTCTTCGATCTTGTAAACTCTAGCCATTAGCGCATACCCATACCAATGACGAGTGTTTGGAAGAAAAAGAATGTACCATTACCCGGCGTACTAGCTTCGGTGACAACCAATTCCAATGGATCAGGATTAGTGTAACCGCCGTCGTTTGTGAAAGTAATAGTATGAGTGCCAGCTTCTGTAGGTGTAAATGTAAATTCAATGCCATTTGAGCCCAACGGCATATTCAGTTCATCATCAGCCCATGTGCCAGTAAGATCACTAGCGCCTGTAATGTTGATGGACTTCGGATAGCCGGCAGCGATTACAAGAATGTCAACAGGCTGGCCTACTGTATACGGGCCAAGCGTCTCGGCAGCAGACGATAGCACCAGCACAGGCGGCCAAGTAGTAGCATTGTCAGCAGCAACGGCAACACCGTTACCAGCAGCACTGGACCAAGCTTGGCCACTTCCCTGGTTAGGAT